AGAATCTTCGTCAGCTCGTCCTCGGAAATTATTCGGTAGATCATGGCCGTCCTTTCGTTTCGGTCGTTGGCGTCCCGCCGTCCCCTTCGGGCCAGCACGCCGCGCATTTGCCCAGTTCGCACTCGCCGCGACGCCTCCTGGTTGGCGTGGGATTCCAGCTCCGTTTGTAGCCCATCGAGCCGCTCTCGCAGGGATGCGGCTTCAGCGCGGGCGGCGGCGAGGTCCCTTGCCGGGTCGTGCCACGGGTCTAGCTCGCCGTCGTTGATGGCTCTGTTGACCTCGACCCACGCGCACGAGTCCCGCGCGTCTACCTCGTCGAGAATACGCCGCGCCCAGTTGGCCTCCCCGCTCTGGTCGGTATCCGCGAAGCGCTCCATCTTCTCGCGCAACTCCTCGGCCTCGGAGCCGTGGACGAAGTCGTGCCGAGCGCAGAACTTCCCGATGATGCAGGGGGCGGGCGGATCGGTGGGGCGGACGGGGGCGGTCATGCTCGGGTCTCCTCGGGCCACCAGGCGGCTCCCTGCTCGTCGACGATAATCTCAGGGTGCCGCCGCCGAAACTCGCCGTGAAGCGATTCTGCCGCACGTTCGTATGCAGCCGACGCCTCCTCGGCGGTCCTGAACAATCCTAGGACGTGACGTTCTCCGTTCGCCCGGATCTTCGCCAGGTAGCCACGTCGCGATGGGCTCCAACTGACGCCTTTGAACCCGGTCTTGTTGTCGGTGCGCAGCCGACTGTTCTGAGTATTTTGGGAAGGAGTCGCTTCGCGCAGGTTGTTGCGCCGGCAGTTCAGGCCGTCCCCGTCCTTATGATCCGGGAGGAGCTCCCTCGGCAGTCCAATCCGATCGGCTATTACGCGGTGCAGGAATTGGTGGTGTCGCCCCTTAGGCGACTTCTTCCCGATCGATCGGGTTGCATACCAGGTCACCGTCCCCTTCTGGGCGTTCCAGTTGATCAGGCCGAGATCCCCGTCGACAAGATCGACGACCGCGACCTTGCCTCTCGTTAGGGGGATTTTCACGACCTCGCCATCGACGATCGGTTTTCGACGTACCTCGGTTTTCAGGCAGCCACACGACCTCGTATTGCCGGAGCGAAGCACTGCGCCCCGCAGAACGGCATCCCTCCCGCAATCGCAGCGGCATCGCCATGCGGCGTGAGCGCCGATCTTTTCTGCGCGTGCCACGACGACGAGGCGACCGAATCGAAGACCAGCCAGGTTCTGCTTGGTCTGACTGATCATCTCGATCGTCCCAGCGCAGTGTGGACAGATCAGCTTGCGTCCGCCGGCCACCACGCCCTCCCAGTCTCGTCTACGATTATTTCAGGATGCACCCTGTAAAATCGGACCGTTGAACAGCGGCACGGGTGAGCTCCGACTTTGTTACCTTCGGCGTCTGAGGACATTCCCACGATCCCGCGCCCCTTGCACTTGCCGCACTTTGCCCGCGCGTATGGCGTGATGTCGTTCACCACCACCGGGCGGCCGCGCTCGAGGTGCAGGTTGCGGCGGGGGTCCGGCGCGGCCGCCGCCTCCATGGCGGCTTGCAAGCGCTCGCGGCGGGCGGTGACCTTGGCCCGCGCCTTCTGCTCGCGGGCGACCTTCTTCTCTCGCTTCCGGACGCTGGGGCGGCTCATCGAGCCAGATACTACGCGGGTCGGGTGACTACTTCGGCCAGTGGCGATCGCAGCGGAATCGCTTGCCGGTCCAGCGGGCTGGGGCTCCGCACTTACCGGTGCTGATTCGGTGCGTGCATCCGTAGCCGGTCACCGTCGAGGCCATCCGTTGCGAGAATACTACGCGCGCGCCGCCGCTCAGAGGGCGTCCATGTAAAGCGCCGCCCATTCGACGACCCGCTGAGCCTCCGCCGGTGAGAGCCCTCCCCGCTCGGCCAGGACGCGACGGAAGGCCTGGGTGGCGTTGCGCTGGCCCTCGACGTAACCGACCCTGGTCGCCTCCTCGCGGGCCCTGGCGACCGCCTCCTCGCGCGCGGCGACGAGCTCCGCCACGATGGCGTGGGGGCCGGTCGCGGGCTCGCTGGCAAAGGGGAGTGTGTCCTGGGTGGTCGCGGGGACCGCGCCCTGCGCCCACTCGGGGAGCGGATCATCGTCCTCCGTCGCCATGCGGCGAGGTTAGGTGGGGGGGGTGCTGGCGTCTACGGATTGGTGGCGCGAGCTAAGCGGCGGCGCTTCTTGTCGGCAACGTGCTGCGCTTGGTGGATCGGGCAGAGCTTCTTCGTGGTCCGCACACCGCAGATTCGACACCGACCAGCCGCGACCTGGCGGAGTTGCCAATGGCCGATCGCCGTGTGCGTCTTCTCCCCGCAGATCGAGCAGCGGTACTTCCCCCGCGGCTTGTCCACGCTCATCCCACCCGGTCCAGGTCCTCAGCCCGCCGCCCGTCTGGGAGGCGGCCCGTTTTCTTGATCGATTCGAGTTCGGCCGGCGTGAGATCTTCCCAGCCCTGGCGGGTGACGACCTCGATCTTCTCGGGCGCGAATGTCCCCTCCATTTTGGCGATGCGGTCCTCGTCCGTCGCGATCGATCGGTCGATGAGAGAGCGCTCTCTGGCGTCCTTCGCCTTTGCCCGCTCCACCTCCAATGCCCGCCGGTGCTTATAGTTCCGCCGCAGTCCGCGCGCGCGGCGGAGTTGTCGTTCCTCGGCGTTCTCCTGCTCGAGCCGCTTGTGCGCCCGGATCCGGTACTCCTCCAGCGTGCGCCTCGGGATGTGGGGGAGCCCCCGTTGTAGGTCGGCCAGCGTCGCCCCGAAGTCCATCAGGTCCATGACCTTCTCGACCTCGCCGAGGACGCGCTCGATGTCGGCCTTCGATCGCCGCTTGCCGCCGGGGCCGCCTCGTCCTTCTGCGTTTCGTGCCAAGACGTCACCGATGGTGCCGAACGCCGGGGGTCGGGGGCAAGGAAGATCATGCGTGGGCCGCTGGCCGGTTGGCGTCGCAGTCGAGGCAGGGCCACACGATCCGGTCCTGGAAATCGACCGGGCAGGCTCCGTCCACGACCCGCACGACGTTCGGCGGCATCAGCTTGGGCCGGCCCACCCGCCACCCCAGCAGCCCCGGCAGCGCGGCGCGCGCGGCGGCGCAGTTGTCGCAGAGCCAGACGACGGTCGACCACTCCCGGGTGACCTCGTAGATCCGGACCAGGATCGGCATCATGCAGGCCCGCAGGCGAGGCAGGGAGCCGTGCCGGCGGCCTTGATGGCGGTCGCGGCGCGATCCGCCTTCGTCCGGGCGTTCCTGCTGGCGCTGCCGCTGGGGCCGGTCATCTCCTGCCAGAACGTGCGGTAGCGGAAATCCTGCGTGGCCTGGTGGCCGCAGGCGAGGCTGACGGTCAGCCGCCAGGAGTCTCCGGACCCCTTCGCCACCTCGGCCGACACGACCTGGCGGCGCTGGCAGGACCAGAGGTGTGCTTCGGCGGGGCTCATTTCCGTTTGATGTTGATCTTCATGTCGGGGACCGCCTTGTACCCGACGCCCTTGCCCTCGTTCGTGACGAAACCCAGCGTCGCCAAGCTGTCGAGCTCTTTGTAGACGTTCGGCTTCGATGGGCCTGCGCCGCGGCGTACGAGGTCGTCGAATGCGGCCTGGCCGGTGGCTCCGTTGTCGAAGAACCCACCTGCGATCATCTGCGCGAGCCGCCCCTTCAGCGTCTTGCCATCGACGTCGATGGTGTAGGTGTCGACGGCGACCTCGATCGCCGACTTCATGACCATCACCTTGAGGATCGCGGGGGCCTCCTTCTTGAGGCGCGCGAGGATGCGCTGGAGCCGGGCGATTCCGTCGTGCGGCGTCCGCCGTTCCGGCGACGCGGACCGCTCGGCATTGAGCGCTCCCAGTACCTTCTCGATCGCCTGGGTGTCGGTCAGCGGCCTCGGTCTTCGGTGTGCCATGGCCGGGGATACTACGCGGCTCACCAGTGATCGCGGCTGGGCTCGTCGATCGGTAATTGTCCCTGCACTTCGTCGTCAGGATCGGCCGGGTCGGTGAAGAGCGTGTACTCGGGCCACCAGTCCATCTTCGCCTCGCCCTTCGCGCTGTTCCGAAACTTGCCGATGATGAGGCGGGCCGGCCAGCGCCCGAACGCCGGCGGGTCGCTATCCCACCAGGGGAAGAGAACCGCATCGGCGTCCTGCTCGACGGCTCCAGATTCCCTCAGATCGGAGAGCACCGGGGCGCGCGGCTTGCCGTCCTTTCCCTTCATGTTCTCCCGGTTCAGCTGGGAGATCATGATCACCGGGCAGTCGGCCTCCGTCCGGTGCGAGAGGCACTTGAACATCGCGGACATCTTGGCGATCTCGCGCTCCCGATTTTTCTCATCGCGGTCGGGGCGGACGAGTCCGAGGTAGTCGATCACGATGAGGGCGCGGGGCTCGGGGTGCCGCGCGCGCCAGCGCCTGGCCTCGGCGCAGATACGGGAGGCCGTGAGCTTTCGGTCGTCCACGTAGAGAGGGACCTGGCGCTTCTCGTCGTCGACGTCGAGCCTGTAGCCGGCGTCCCCGACCTTCTTCCACTGGTCCATGGTCATCCGGCCGAGGGAGACGTGGCGCCCGTTCACCCGCGCCTCGCCCGCCAGCGCCCGCTCGATGAGCTGGTCGGCGCTCATCTCGAGCGAGAAGACGAGCGTCGGGATCTTCTGCTGCATCGCCGCGCGCACCGCCATGTTGAAAGCGAACGCCGTCTTGCCGCGCCCCGGGTTCGCAGCCACCACCACCAGCTCGTTCGAGCGGAAGCCGGCCAGCTTTTCGTCCACCGACTTGATCCCGGTCGGCACGAGGCTCCCCTCTGGGTTCTCGCCGCGCGACTCCATGCGATGGATCACCTCGTGCACCTGGTCGCCGACGCGGACCGGTCCGCCGGGTGTCTGCGTCTCGATGTCCCCGGTTCTCTCTCGTAGCGTCGCGAGGAGTTCCTGGGGATCAGCGTCTCCGTAGGCCCGCGAAGAGACGTCTGCGCATAGGGCGATCATCCGGCGGAGCTGCGCCTTCTCGGCCACGATCCGGCCGTAGTGGCTGGCGTGCTCCGAGGTGGCGCAGGCGTTGGCGCACGTGATCAGGTAGGCGGCGCCGCCCTGGAGCTTGGCCAGGATCCCGCGCGCGCGGAGCTCCTCCTCCAGGAGCACTAGTTCGACCGGGTGCCCCGCGCCTGCCAGGTGACGCATCGCCTCGAAGATCTCGCGGTGCTGCACCGAGAAGAAATCGTCCACCGCCAGGTGCCCCAGCGAATCGAGCGCGTGCTGGGAGATCAGGACAGCGCCCAGGGCGGCCTTCTCCGCCTCGAGGCTATGGGGGGGGGATCGGATGTCTGCCAAGTGGGCCGCCCTTCACCGGAACGGGGCAAAAGGCCCCGACCGCCTAGCGTGCGTTTGTAGCGCTTCCGGCTCCCGGGCCGGCCGCAGGTTGCGGACTCACCCCCGAAGTCGCGCCAGGGCGCGAGCCGTGCAGCCACGTGCGCATTTCCTCTGGCATCCGCTCCCCTTTCGGGAGGTTCGGGAGCTCGTTGGCCAGGCGGACTGGCTGGGCGGCTGGGATCGAATCCCTGATCGGAGCCAGGAGGCCGCCGAACCGGGTGACGAACCAGGCCCACGGGTGCCGAGCCTTGGCCATAGCTGGCGACGTGTCGGCCAGGTACTCCCGGAACATC